GGCGATACACGGGGTGGCTCGTGGCCTTCTGCTTGCCGCCATTGGCGAGCCGCTCAAAGACGTGGAGCGGCAGGGCCGAGACGGCGTCAGAGATCACCCGAATGCAGGCCGTGTAGGCCGAGCACGCCATCGAGTTGTCGGCGTTGACCCGGACGCCAGCCGGCGTGCGGTTCGACGTGGAGTCATTCCACTCGATGCCACGCAGGTCGAACATCTTGTAGTCGGCGACGGCGTTTTCAGTGGTCATACGATGAAGATGTCCCAGTTTTGTTCTGCTGCCTTTCGCACGCTGTTGGCTTCCCATCCTCCCAGGGCGAAGATGAGGGCAACGATTCCGTCGATGCGGCAGGTGCTTTTCTTTTTGACCGGGCGTATGTCTTCAAATGCACCGGTCTCGACGGTCACTCCTGCGGCCATCCAACTCAGAACCGGGTTGCCCCGGTGGCGAATCTTCTGCTGGAGCACAAGGCTCTCCAGCAACTTGGTAGGGCTGCTCATTGAGCGGAAACCCTGCCCAAATGATTCCACGGTCAGGCCCGCTCCTTGCAGTTCCACGCCCAACTGCACGGCACCAGACATGTCCATCAGCACCCGTTCCACTTGGTGCTTCTTGGCGTACTCCAGCACGAACTCGCGGATGACGCCGTGGTCGATCACGTTGCCGCTGGTGGCCGTGATCCACCCTTCGTTGACCCAGTGCTGGAACGGCTGGCGGTCTGTTCGCTCCCGTTCCATGATGAGGTCACGCGGACTGAACAGCATGCAGTCCACGTCGAACGTCCCGTCTTCGTGCGGAAACAGTGCCGAGACGGCCGACAGGTCAGTGCTCTTCGACAAGTCCATGCCAAGGATGCACGGCCTGCCGGCAAGCGGCACCGGCGGCGGCAACGCACATGCGGCCCACTTGTCCGGGTCCAAGAAACGGTTGCTTGTCTCTGTCCAGATTCCCAATGAGTAACGCAGCCAGCCATTGAGCTTCGTGGCCTTGTTCTTCGCCTCCATGGCATCGGCCGCAAAAGACTCCTCGGTCATGGTCACGCCCATGCCGGGATTGCACCGACGCCAGACGGCTGGCGAGAAATAGTCGTCCACGTCCTTTTGGGCGGCCCAGATCCGCCCATAGAACCGTGGGTCATAGGCCGGGTCAGCGATCACCTGCTCGGCGTACTCGTGCTGCTCCCAGCAGATCGACTGCCGGTCGCTGCCTGCCGTCGTGATGGTGCAGATCAGCGGCTGCGGCCGAGAGCGGCCCGAGTACCGCAGTGCCTCCCACAGCTTGCGGTCAGGCTGAGCGTGCAACTCGTCAAAGAATACGAACGAATAGGACGGGCCTTCGGCCGAGCCAGCGTCACGAGAGATGACCCGCAGGCTGCTATTGTTGCTGCGGTTCACAATCGTCTTGCGGCTGTCGATCACCTCGAGCATCCCGCGAAGCTCGGGCGAGCCAAGGATCATCTTGGCCGTTTCGTCGTAGATGATGCCGGCCTGGTTGCGGTCCTTCGCCGCAATGCACCCCAACTCTCCAACGCCCTCCATGACGAGGTGCCAGATAGCCAGGCACGACAGCAGCGTGCTCTTGGCATTTTTTTTCGGAACTTCAAAATATGCGACGCGAAACCTTCGCCGCTTGTCCTTGTCCTTCCACCCGTAGAGCGGCCGGATCACTTCGTCCTTGTGCCAATCCAAAAGCCGAATCGGCTCGCCAGCCTTGGCCGTGGCCCCGTCCTTCGTGTGGACGCACACGCCCTCAAGGAACTCAATGATGAGCTCGGGGTCGGTTGGGTCGTATGAAAACCCCTCAACCCACTCACGCCTTCTGGCGGCGGGCAAGGAACTTGGAGAGGACGCTTTCTTCCTTGGCATCCGGCTCAACCTTGAGGCTCGTTCTGGCCGCTGGCGACAGGCCAAAGTCGCTCTCTAACTGGCGAAGCTGGGCCGCTAATTTGTTGGCTATCGAGACTTCGGGACGCTGTGCGATGTACTTCACATCGCCCTTGTCGTTGAGGATTGGGTAGGTGTCACCCTCTTTCTTGAGTTTCGCACGGGTGGCAAGCCACCATTCATACGTGTCGCAGTAGCGGGCGAGTGCCTCGATGTCGGCCCGCGTCATCACCTTGACCGCCTGGAGCAGAGGCAGCAGCTCAGCCCACTTGCCAGCGGCCACCTCGCCCAAGTGCGACGGCATCACAACGCCATCGGCTGGCGGCTGTGGCTCGGCCTTGTTGAGCCGCCTGTGGCCAGGGTTGCCACGAACGATCTTCAGTGGAGTCGGCTCTGGCTTCGGCCCTCGGCGTCCCATGACCTACCCCCTAGCGATTACCTGCGGGCGCACTTTTTTGAGGAAACCGTGGGGTTTGGATCGGCGCAGGTCGGCATGATTGCCGGTACGCCGGGGTGCCTAGCCTTTCCGCCGCTGCTCCTGCACGGTCTTCCGGCCGTGGCAGCGGATGCACAGTGTCCGCAGATTGGCGAGCTCGTCCGTGCCACCTAGAGACTTTGGTGTGACGTGGTCCACGTGGGCTTCACGCTTCTCGGCACAGACGCGGCCACACTCTTGGCACTGCCATGCGTCGCGGATCAGCACGGCCTGTCGCGTCTTGAACCAGGCGGCCGAGCAGTACCCACGGGCTGCCGCGTTTGGCCTGGCGCTCTCGTCTCGCCTGGGGCGTGACGTACGCAGACGCAGCGGCCTATGGGCGGGTATGCGTTGCGGCATATGGGGGGGCGTCTTAGCTCTTGAGCATCACGATGCCAACCGCCGACGTGCCATTCGTGCTGGCCGAAACGATCTTGAGGTACTGGGGGGCAAACACTTCGTCAGGCAGCGAGAACGCCCGGCCTTCAGTGCTCGATGGGGCAAGCGTCAGATCAGCGGCACTGCCGTCCACCTTGTACAGCCGCCGGAACGTGCCGGTCGGCGACGGGCTGACGAACATCTGTAGCGTGCTGGCGTTGGTGCTCATCGTGCCGAACGACACGACGGCCCCGGCCACGTCACGCATGTCGAGCGTGGTGGCGACTGAAGTGGCGGTCGAGAGCGTGATGTCGATGTTGCGGCTGAGCCGGGACATGTCTGCCATGTGTTGTCTCCTGTGCGTTCAGACTAGGGGGGGCGGGCGTTCTCTTGCAGTCACGGCAACTGTGGCATCGCCGCCTGGTACTCGGCCTCCGTGATCTCCTCGACGGCACCGCTGGCGAGGAGCTGCGGCAGCAGCGTCGCGGCTGGTTCCCAATCACAAAAAAACGGCTTGAGGGCCACAACAATTCGGCCGTTGGCATCACGCAACGCAGACGCAGCAGGGCGGATGCACGTCGTAGTGCCGTTGTCGTTTGGGAGTGCCCAAGCCTGGTCAAGCACAGACCTGACGTGTTCGTATACGCCGGGCGTTTCTTCGCGGAAGTACCTCATGAGACCGTGATGCCCCATTTTTTTGACAAGTATTTACGCACCGTCACGATTTCAGTGGCCGTCATTGCACGGTTCCAGATCAGCACCTCGCCGATTTTGCCAATCAAGGACGCGCCGGCGGCGGCTGAGTTGCCCAGCGCAATCTTCGTAGGCGTGAACGACAGTGCCGCGGAAAACGACACGCCAGACGTGCCGTTGGCAACACACGTCACCGCGGTCCCGTTGTGGTGCGACTCGCCGATTAGTCCTGCCGATTGCGTAATGCCAACCCCTGACCGAAACCCGCCCGCAAAATAACTACCCATCGTAAAAGCGGCGGGGTTTGTCAGCAGCAACGCCAGATAGTTGGCGTTTTCCGTTTCGCTCTCTTGAGCGACGATGCGACCGAAGCCAGTGGCCGTGTCCACTTGAATGACGGCAAACGTGCTTTGTGCGGTGATGGAATACGACAGGCCAGACGCCATCAGCAAGTCGCCTTGCTCGTACACAAAAGCCGTCTTGCCGTTGATCGTTGACAGGAGCGGCTGGTTCGCCCCAACATCCTGCGTGGCAGCCGTGCCAGCCACCTTGTCTCGCCATGACGAGACACCAGTTGACAGCGTGTACGTGCTTGAGTCGGTGGCATCCCACCAGGCAAACAGTCCGGCGATACTCTTGGGGCTGAACCCGCTCGCCCTTGGCCGCAGTAGTCTGTTGTTCATCGCCATGCGTCAGTTTCTCCCCGGCTCGGGCGTGGTCACGCTGGTCGTGTACGCCTTTTCTCGCGGCTGCAGTGCGTAGAGCAGGCGTGTCTGCTCGGTGATGGCTTGGCTGATCTCGCGTTGCGTCTCGCCCAGTTGCTTGACGAAGCAGCGGTGTTCTTCCACGAGCGGCAGTAGCACGTCGTTCCTGAGTATCCAACCGGCCGCAAGTGCCACGAGCACAGGGAAGCCCCATCGCTCCATGATGCCGAACATGGTGTCTTTGGCTGCTTCAGTCATGGTGTCGGCTCTCGCGGACGAGTAAACGCATGCTGGATTGGTTCTCCTGCCGCTCCAGCCACCAGCGTATGAGGATCTTCACGACCTCTTGCACCAACGCCCCCAGCACGAGCGTCAGGATGATGCCCATGCCGTACTCGTGGCGTACCTGGCGTTCGATGTTCTTGGCCATGTGCTTGCCGACCACGGCCGTTTCCGCAGCGTCGCACTGTTGCAGCACCGGGATGGGCCACGCGGCGACGGCACGGCGAACGATGCGGCCGACGATCCGGCGGCCAGCGATGGTCCGCTGGATGGTGGGCACGCGGTCCCAGGCGTACTGCTCGAGCTCGTCCATTGTCATGGCTTGCACTTCCCGTCTGGGCACTTGACCACGCTCTTGGGCTCGCGGCCCGTGCCGCCGCAGGTGGTGCAGGTGATCTTGATGCGGCCGTCGCCCACGTACCCGAGCCCGTCGCAGTTCTGGCACTTCCCGTCGCTCGGCGGTGCCGGCGTGGGGGCGATCTCCGCACGCATCCGCACGACCATGCGGGCCGTCTCGGCGGCCAGGTCGGCAGTGAGACCGCTGTCGCCGGGCAGCGTGGCGACACAGCCGGCCATGACGATGACGAAGGCGAGCAGGAAACGCATCAGAGAATCCCCCGCAGCCAATCGTCGGGCAGCTGGGTCGGCGTGAAGCCGCTGAACCCGGCGTACACGTAGGAATCGCGCCCGGCACACATGCGGTCAATCACGTCCGCATCGGCCCAAAAGGAGCAGTTGCGGACGGCGTCGGGCATGTCGTGCGGGTAGTGCTTGCCGACCGTGTTGGAGTCGCCCCAGCTGTTGAAGATCAGCACGCCTGGACGCTTGCCGAATCGGACGCCGCCCCCAAACATGCAGTGCCACCACACTCCACCGGCACGGCAGAAGCCGTCATCGTCACGGCTCATCGAAAAGCCCTGGCCCGAACAAAAAACGATTCCGAAGCCATTGCTGATTGCTCGGGCACAGTCATCAAACGACGTGGCCAGCGTGGTCTCGCTGCACCGCCGCTCCTTGGCGAACGGCTCGAGCACGTCAGGTACGCCGTTGCGTCCCCACTCGCGGTCCCTGGCCTGCTTGCCTTCCTCGCGGATGATCGTCCCGCCATAGTCCACGCCGTAGTGCAACGACCCGAAGTCACGGATGCTCTTGGCAGCGTGGAAGCCCGTTGAGCCGTCGCCGCCCGTATTGGACCGCTGGCCGCGAGCCTCAACCCGGCTGAACCCGTACAGGCTCGCCTCGATCGTGCGGCCCTTCCACGCCTCGGGCTCCTTCCGCCAATGGATGTCGCAGGCTGCGAGCACGTCCACGGCGAGCGATGCACCCCAGCCGACGCAGCTACCCACTGAACCCTGCGAACCACGCTTCCACTTGCTGTCGCAGGCAAGTAGGGCCGGATACAGCATCACGTCCTCGCTGGCTGCCCGCAGGTCAGGCCCGGCCGAGGCCAGCGTCGGGTGCGGCAGAGTCGATACGAACGACTCCGCACCTTCTGGG